ATATGTAATTAAAAGAAGTGGCGATAAAGTTACTTTTGAATCTGATAAAATCAAAAATGCTGTTTTGAACGCTATGGGTAGTGTTGGTAAAATAGATGCTGAAATGGCTGAAAAAATTGCTAGATTGGTTAAGAAGAGTATCTTTAGGGAAGATAAAGAAAGAATTCCACATGTTGATGAAATTCATGACATGGTTGAAAATAAACTTATGGATAACGGTTTAAATGATGTTGCTAAAGAATATATCATTTATCGTTCAAAACATCGACCAAATATCTTTGGTAAGAGAACAAATCTAAAACCATATGAATATCCTGAATTAAACGAGTATGTTGACGCTATTAGACATTCATATTGGGTTCACACAGAATTTAACTTTACATCAGATATTCAAGATTTCAAAGTTCATTTAACTGAAGAAGAACAAACAGCTGTTCAAAGAGCAATGTTGGCAATTTCACAGATTGAAATTGCTGTTAAAACATTTTGGGGTGACATCTATAAAAAATTACCAAAACCTGAAATTGGAAACGTAGGAGCTACGTTTGCAGAATCTGAGGTTAGACATGCAGATGCTTATTCACATTTAATACAATTATTAGGTCTTAACAAAGAGTTTGAAAGTATTCTTGAAGTTCCGGCAATACGTAGAAGAATTAAGTACTTGGAGAAAACCATTTCCAATTCAAAGTCGGTAGAAAACCAAGATTATTTTGAATCTGTTGTATTATTTTCTATGTTTGTAGAAAACGTATCTCTATTCTCACAATTTTTGGTCATTATGTCATTTAACAAACATAAAAATGTTTTAAAAGGTATTAGTAATGCTGTTGAAGCAACATCTAAAGAAGAAAATATTCACGCAGGTTTTGGATTTGATTTGGTAAACATAATCAAAAAAGAAAATCCTTCTTGGTGGACAGAAGAATTGGTTGAGGATTTAATCCAAGCAACTAAAGATGCTTATGACGCTGAAACAGAAATTGTTGATTGGATTTTTGAAAAAGGTGACTTGACTTTCTTGTCAAAAGAACAAACTTTAGAGTTCATTAAACATAGATTTAACACGTCTTTGAATTCGATAGGTATAGATAATATTTTTGAAATAAACCAACCTCTTTTGGAAACAACTGAATGGTTTGATGATGAAATTTTAACGACAAAACATACTGATTTTTTTAATAAAAGAAGTATTAACTACAGTAAGAAGTCGAAGTCAATTACGATGAACGATTTATTTTAATAAAAATTATAACAAAAACATGGAAAATAGAGAACCTTTTGATTGGATTAACGAAGAGTCAATTACATTTCTTCGCAGAGGATATTTGAGTGAGGGTGAAGAACCTTTAGAAAGAATTAAAACAATTGCAGAACATGCAGAAAAACTTTTAGGAATTAACGGATTTGCTGAAAAGTTTTATGATTATATGGGTAAAGGATGGTATTCATTATCATCACCTGTTTGGGCTAATTTTGGAAAAAAAAGAGGATTACCTGTAAGTTGTTTTGGTTCAAATATTGGAGACAACATTGAATCTATTTTATATACGCAAGCTGAAGTTGGTGAGATGAGTAAAATGGGTGGAGGTACATCTGGTTATTTTGGTAACATTCGAGGAAGAGGTGCTAAGATTACTGATAACGGACACGCACCTGGTTCGGTACACTTTATGAATTTATTTCAAAGTGTTGTTGATAATATTTCACAGGGCTCAACTCGTAGAGGTAGATTCTCACCATATCTTCCATTAGAACACCCTGATATTATGGAGTTCTTGGAAATAGGTACAGAAGGGTTTCCAATTCAAGACCTAACACATGCTGTAACCGTTACTGACAAATTTATGGAAGAAATGGTTAATGGTGATAAGGAAAAAAGAGCAATTTGGGCAAAAGTAATTCAACGCAGAGGTGAGATTGGATATCCATACATTATGTTTGCGGATACTATGAATAACAAAGCACCTGAGGTTTATAGAGATAAAGATATGAAAATTTATAATTCAAACCTTTGTTCTGAAATCGCATTACACAATTCAGAAGAAGAGTCTTTTGTTTGTGTTTTATCTTCAATGAACTTACTTCATTATGATGAATGGAAAGATACTGATGCGGTTGAAATGATGGTTTATTTCTTAGATGCGGTAGTTACTGAATTTATATCAAAAATTGAAGATATTAGAAATAGCGGTACTATTGAAGGACAACGAGCATTCTTTTATCTTGAAAAAGCATATAACTTTGCTAAAAGACAAAGAGCTCTTGGATTAGGTGTTTTAGGTTGGCATTCATTACTTCAATCAAAAGGATTACCATTTGATAGTAAAGATAGTGCTAGGCTTAATATTGAAGTTTTTAGACTAATTAAAGATAAGTCATATAAAGCATCTGCAGATTTAGCTAAAATGTTTGGAGAACCAGAAACTCTTATTGGTTATGGTAGAAGAAATGTTACATTAAATGCGATTGCACCAACAACGTCATCAGCATTTATCTTGGGACAAGTTTCACAATCAATTGAACCTATTTGGTCCAATGCTTATGTTAAAGACGTTGCTAAGTTAAAAGTTACAATTAAAAACCCTATTCTAAAAAAGTTATTAGTTGAATTAAAAAAAGACACTAAAACAACTTGGGATAGTATTAAAAAACATGACGGTTCAGTACAACATTTGGAATTTTTAACAGATGAACAAAAAGATGTGTTCAGAACATTTGCGGAAATAAATCAATCAACAATTATTAACCAAGCGGCTATCAGACAAGATTTTATTGACCAATCACAATCTTTGAACTTGATGATTTCACCTGATATGCCAACAAAAGATGTTAATAAATTATTGATAGATGCTTGGCAATTAGGTGTTAAAACACTTTATTACCAACACTCAATGAATTCAGCTCAGGCATTTTCACGAAAAAAATTAAATGTTAACGACTTAGTTTGCACGAGTTGTGAGGCGTAGGATATATTAAATAATAATAATGCATGACAAACCCGGCAAAGTCTTTGTTGGGTTTTTTATTTCTTAAAAAAAATATGAGAGTATATTTATCAGTATGGCTAACGGTAAAACATATGGTTTAACATTTCCTTTTGTTGATTCATTTGATGGTAAGTATTTAGATTTATCTGATTATCCTGCTGAGGAAATTAGAAGTAATTTAATTCACTTATTGTTAACAAAAAAAGGAACTAGATATTTTTTACCTGATTTTGGTACCCGTTTGTATGAATATATATTTGAACCATTAGATGGACCAACATTTAAAAATATTGAATCTGAAATTCGTGATTCTGTTGAAAAATTTATGCCACAATTACAACTTACAAATATATCAATAACAGCACCTACTGGTGAGGAGGCTGGTGCTACAGTTACAAACGCTGGGAATGTTCAAAACTTAGGAGTTACAAGATATAATCAAGATGTTGGTGAGTATACCGCGACCGTTAGAATCGACTATTCAATTACCAACGATGTTTTTAATTCGAAAGATTTTGTTATTATCAATATTTAAGATAAATGGCTGAAAGAAGAATATCATATACGGTTAGGGATTTCCAAGCAATCCGTCAAGAACTTATTAACTATACTAAGACTTATTATCCTGAGTTAATTGATAATTTCAATGACGCATCTGTCTTTTCAGTTTTCTTAGATTTAAATGCTGCTGTGGCAGATAACTTACATTATCATATTGATAGAAGTATTCAAGAAACTGTTTTACAATACGCTCAACAACGTTCTTCAATATATAATATTGCCAGAACATATGGTTTAAAAATACCAGGACAAAGACCATCAATATCGTTAGTTGATTTTTCAATAACAGTACCTGCTTTTGGTGACAAAGAAGATGAAAGATATTTGGGTATATTAAGAAGAGGAAGTCAAGTATCTGGTTCTGGACAAATATTTGAAAATCTATATGATATCAATTTTGCATCACCATTTAATGTTGATGGGTTTCCAAACAGATTAAAAATTCCAAATTTTGACGCCAATGGTAATTTATTGAACTATACAATTACTAAAAGAGAAACTGTGGTTAATGGCATAACTAAAGTTTTTAAACGTGTTATTACACCAAATGATGTTAGACCGTTCTTTGAATTTTTCTTACCTGAAAAAAACGTACTCGGTGTAACATCAATTATTCAACGAGACGGAACTGCTTATTCAAATGTACCAACCGCACAAGAATTTCTTGGGGCTCAAGGTAGATGGTATGAAGTACAAGCATTAGCCGATGATAGAGTTTTTATTGAAGACCCATCAAAACCATCAGACGACCCTGGTATTAAAGTAGGTAGGTATATACAAACTCAAAACAGATTTATTACTGAATATACTCCTGAAGGATTTTTTAAACTAACATTTGGTGGTGGTACAAATACTGCGGATGACCAATTAAGAGAGTTTACAGCATTAGGAGTACCATTGAAAATTCAAAGATATCAAAATAATTCTATGTCGTTAGGAAATGCTCCTAAAGCAAATACAACATTATTTGTCCAATATAGAATTGGTGGTGGTCAAGCAACTAACTTGGGTGTAAATGTTATTAACCAAATTGGTTCTGTAGATTTTTTTGTAAATGGTCCATCAGATTTAATTAACAACTCTGTAATAAATTCATTAACTTGTAATAACGTTACTGCTGCTATTGGAGGTGCTGGATATCCATCAACTGAAGAAGTTAGAAATTATGTTACTTTTAATTTTACCGCACAAAACAGAGCGGTTACAGTTCAAGATTATGAGGCAATTATTAGAAACATGCCACCACAGTTTGGTGCTCCTGCTAAAGTATCTATAACAGAAAACAACAATAAAATAAATGTTAATGTTCTTTCATACGATGCGAGTGGTAATTTAACTTCTGAAGTTTCCCAAACTTTAAAACAAAATTTAGCCGAGTACTTATCAAATTACAGAATGATAAATGATTATGTTGCTATTGGAAGTGCTGAGGTTATTGATTTGGGTGTTGATGTTTCAGTTGTTTTAGATGCGACTCAAAATCAGGGTATTGTAATTAGTAATGTGATTGATAGAGTAACTACATTCTTTAGTCCCACAGTAAGAGGTTTAGGTGAAAATATTAACATTTCAGAGTTAAATAGAGTTCTACAAGCAGAAAATGGAATCCTATCAGTTACAGACATTTCAATCTTTAATAAAGTTGGTGGTCAATACAGTTCTGCTCAAACATCGATGCCGTATTCTGATAACGCAACTCGAAAAATAAGTTTAGTTGATAACACAATATTTGCTGAACCCAATCAAATCTACCAAGTTAGATTTCCAAATAAAGATATTGTTGTTAGAGTTAAAAATTATCAAACAACAAACTTCTCTTAATAATTTATTTGTTTCATTATTCCGTTATTTTTAATAAAATAGTGTATAAACTATTTATCAAAGAAATAATTCGGGATGTCCAAAACGTATAGAGTTAGAACGCAAGTAGGAGTTGATAGACAAATCAATTTACAAATAGACCAAGATTTTGAACAACTTGAAATCTTATCATTAAAGGTAAGGTCTGAAGAAGTTTACACAAGAATGTGTGCTGATTATGGTGTAATTGTAGGTCGTGTTGTTGCTAATGGTGGATATGGAGTTCCTAATGTTAGAGTTTCTGTTTTTATACCAATATCTGAAGAAGATTTACAAGACCCAATAATTTCAGATTTATACCCATACCAAAGCTTAACAGACTTAAATGTTGATGGATATCGTTATAACTTACTTCCATATGAACAACAACATACTGGACACGTCCCAACGGGAACCTTTCCAAGTAAAAATGATGTTTTAACAAATCCAGCTTTAATTGAGGTTTATGACAAGTATTATAAATTTACTGTTAAAACAAATGGTAGTGGTGATTATATGATTTTAGGAGTACCTGTTGGTACTCATACAGTAATAATGGATATGGACTTATCTGATATTGGTCCATTTTCTTTATCACCACAAGATTTAATTAGAATGGGAATTGCAACACCTGACCAATTTGACGGTGTAAATTTTAAATCATCAACTAATTTATTTGAATTACCTCAAATTGTAACACTAAATCAAAGTGTTAATGTACAACCTTTTTGGGGACAACCTGAAATATGTCAAATTAGTATTGCCAGACATGATTTTGATTTAAGACAAAATGGTATTGATATACAACCAACGGCGACATTTATGGGTTCACTAGTTACTGGTATACC